TTGCTGAAGATGTTGCAGTCGCTGCATCAACAATTAAAGTATAATAAGCTGAATTTGCATTTGAACTTAACGGCTGTGAACCTGATGAAGTATGAGCCGTATTAATAATATAAATATTATTATTAGATGTATCTTTAACTAAATCTCTTCCATTGTAAGAAGTAGCTGTAGCCCAATTACCTCTATAAGTTCCAAGCTCTTGCGTAACTGCGATTTCTCCGTTTGCATCAAAGGCTAAAATTTTATTAGCACGATCCGTATCACCAACTGTAAATTCAGTTGATCCAATTGTATTTGTTCTTGATAATTTTATTGATCGATCAATCTGCTCTTGTAACTCCTGGCTTATTTGAGTTAGCTTATCATAAGCTGTTTCAATACTGTTTGCAGGTAGTGGATCGTTTTCAATTAAATCTAACTCTTGTGTTTGTGGAGTTGATCTTCTTAAAATTATTTGTTGTGTAGATGTTGGAATATTACCAGCTGTAAAAGTAACTGTTCCAGAATTGCTGCCAACTCCTGATACGGTGTAATGAGTAGTTTTAGTTTTTACAGTTTCAGTTCCATCAGCTGCACGAATAATAACCTGAATATCGTCATCATCTGCAATTTTAAATGAATATGTAAATGCTGAAGTTGAGCCGTTGCCTGTATAACTATTCTTAATCGTTGTTGTAGATATTGTCATTTATTGTTGTTGTTGTAAAAATTCATTTATAATATCGCTTGGTGCTGTATTGAGAGGTTGTCCTCTGTTATCTTGTAATGCTTTTTTATTTCCTCGAATTGCAGCTTCGTTTAAAATTCTAACTTGAATTTCTGGATCACTAAAAACTTCATCCTCTGCTGCTTTTACAGATTTTGATCTTACATCTTGCCAAAACTTTGATCTTATATATTCATCAGTAGCGTTTATATATTCGTCTGAAGCCAATAAATTTGTAACCTCTTGTTTAAATAATTCTCCTGATCTTTTTTCGATCATAGATATTTCTTTTTCATCATAAGGAACACTTACGTTGAACAGTCCTGTATTAACTTGTCTCGATTTAGGAAATGGAGTGAACCTTGGATTAACTATTTTTAATTCTTCTCTTAATGGATCTTTTTTTAATGTTGTTGGAGTAAGAGGTATAAACGGAAGTTTATCTATTGGATCACCAAATAAATCGTATTTAGAATATAAATTTGTTTCATCAAAATTTCTTTTTAAATAAGAGTCTAATTCTATTGTAACTTTTTGTTGATTAAATCTAGGATCATTATCAGTTAGTTCATTATAAACTGAACCAGCAAACTTAGCTCCAGCAGGAATAAATCCTGATACATAACGATTTACAATTCCTTTAATTACTTTGCTCTCTGTACCTTCTCCTCTATATAAAGCGCTTGTTGCATCTTCTATATCTTTAAAAGTTTGTGCAGTTTGAGTTAGAAAAGGAGTATCAACTAAATTTTCACCTGCATATAATGCAAACGCTGTAATGTGAGCTGCTAAATCTTGAATTCCATCTTCTTTAACATTCCTTGCTAATGCACCAAGATCTGCTGCATTTGCAAACATATTAGCAACAGGATCAAATCCATTTATGCTTAATTGAAATGTTTGTTGGTTACCGTCTTTATCAACATAAGGAATACGAATAGACTTTGGTTGATAATTTAAAGTTTGTTCTGTTTGTCTTTTACTTGCGCCTCTTTTTAAATCAGCATCACTTCCAGAAAAATATCCATAATATCCTCCTGTAGCTACAGCTCCATAAAATGCTAAACCAATTTGTAATTTAGCTTTTGCTATATCTTTTGCAGGACCATCTGGACCAAATAAATCTTTTCTATACTTAGTAAGTAATAAGTTTAATCCTGGACTTCGTTCTAAAGTAAATCCTAAAATGTTTGCAGGAGTTTGTACGAAAGGAATAATACCATTAATTATAAAATCTACTCCTTTAGCACTTTTTTTTGCATCGATTATAATTTTTCCATAATCAATAAAATCTCCTCGTGTGCCTAATTTTGTTTGGAACGTAGTATAGAGTGCTGCATCGTAAGCATTTTTTGCTAACTCATCTGAAGGATTAGTAACTAATCTTGCAAGATAACTAGATGCTTTCTCTGCATTTAAAGTTCCTTCTGCAATTCTTTCTAAAGTATCTCTGTAAGCTAAAGCATATAGCTCAGAGCGATACTCCATATTTTTAAAAAAATTATCAAAAAAAGTTAATGTCTTAGTTGGTATTCTTCCTAGAGTTAAAGCTGATCCAAGAAGATCAATAGCTTTTCCTAAATTTCCATCAGCTCCAAATTCACTTCCAACAAAAGCATATTGTTTTTGATCTAACTTAGTTGCACCAAAATCACTTTTTATACCTTGTGGTAATTTTCCTTTTTGCAAACTTTCTACAATGTCATCGCTAAAGGCTTTAAACATTTCCTGTAAAGCCATAGATTTACCAAATGACTTTGCAATATCTTCATAAGGAGCAACGCCTGGTCTCCCCATTTCACCAAAAACTCTTGCTGCATACATTCTCTCAAAGCCAACTAAGCCTTGTGCAATATAGTTGCCTGCAGTATTTTTAACGTGAGTGATTGGACTTGATAGTAAAGAATTAATGTAAATTTCAGAAATTGCTTTTGACGAAGCATCAATAGTTTTTCCAAATCTACTTACTAATCCGCTATCTTCATTAAATTTTATTTTAGTTTTTACTGTAGATCCTGAATACAGTTTAGCAAGTTCTCTAATTTCTTCTGCTCCGCCAAGTTCCGTTAATAAATTAATTTTATTAATTTCACGCTGACTTAAATTTGTAAATTTTACATCATCAGTAATATATCTAAACTGATTTAACGCTCTTCCTGTTTCTGTTTGAACGCCTTTAAATATTTTGTGCATTTGCGCCATAAGTGCGTAATGCTGTCTAAAAGCCAGGAGATCATCTGCTCCACCTGTAACGGCTTTGTTACTTAATTCGTCTAATTTATTATATCCACCTGCCATTATATCTCTTACTGCTTTTAGATTTGCAGCATTAAGAGTTGAGCCAGGATTAAGTTTTAAAAAATTTTGTATAAATATATCTTGATCTGTATTTAAGAGTACGTTGACTTCGTCTTGTATATTTTTTTGAGTTTGCACTCCTCTTTTCTGCACATTAATTTCTGCAGAATATTTATCAGATACTAAATTGATTATTTTTTTAACATCATCTGTAGTTTGAATTTTGTCAAAATTAAAATCTTTACCTATTAATTCTTTTACTTCTTTATTTTTAATTTGATAAATTTCATCAATTAAATTTTTAGCCTGTTTTTCTGAAACTTTAATTTTTTCTGTTTCTTCTATAGGTTTTTTAATATTACCTTTAACTTGTTTATTAATTTTAGTATTTAATAAATCATCAGCAATACCTGTTGGTAATATAGGAATGGTCGGCTGCTTTGTTTCGTTAGCTTTAACAGTTGAGCTTTGTATTTTTTCTATTTCCTTTTGAGCTTCTGATATTAAACTTTTAGCTGCACTTTTATTAATAGTATTTTTTGTAAGTATTTTACCGATCATTTTTTTAATTTATTTTTTTTTTGGAAATAAATATGCGAGGATATTTATTTATTACTAATTTTTTGTCGGATTAGAAATAGTATTGTTTTCCATATTATCCGATATAACTTTTGCTCCACCGCCAGCACTTAAAGCTGGTAATACAATATTAAATAATGGTTGTGATTTCTCCTGGACTGATCGTTTCATTTCAGGAGTTAATTTTAAAACAATATAATCAACTGTATCATTTTCTTCAGGAAATTTTACAGCTTCCTTGGTAACAGGAGCGTTCCATTTTTTTGCATATTTTTTTATATATGATGGAATTGCTTGATCGTATAATTCAAATTTACCTTTGCCTTCTCCAATAAACTGCTTTTCAGATAATTTATAGCTAAAGGTTTTATCCTTTAATTCTTGCCTTGTGTATTTGTGTAATAAAATATCCTCAGCATCACTTAGTATATCTTGATAATTTTTTGGATAAATTTTATCAATTCCATATATTCCAGCATCACTAAATGCTCTTTCCTCTACTACTTTTTTTCCGTTTTTTTGAGTTAAATAAAAAGTATAAGTCGGATAACCAGCTTCATTATTTTTATCTGAAAGACCAACTTTAATTTCAACATTATCTACAAATCCTCCAACTTTACCATAACGAGCTGCAGCCACTCTACCTTCTGGAATTGCAATTGCATCAAATCCATTATCTGCTGCATAGCGCACTAATCTTCTAGTAGCTAATTCATACCAATTACTTTTAAATGGAAAATCTTTTATTAAATTGTTATCAGCAAATAATTTTGCTTGTTCTAATGTAGGCAAACCATTTGGATTAGCTTCAGCAGATTGTTTCAATTCATCTGCACTTCTCATTACACTTTTGTTTTTTTGTTTTACCGATTGAAAAAGATCTGATTGCATTTCTTCAACTGATAAAGTTTTTTGACCATTTATATTTCTGGTTTTAAATCTTACATGAGCAAACTCACCCATTACGTTCATGTGTTTAGTTGTTGGTATGCCTAGTTCTCGTGCGGTTTGACTTTTGGTTGCTCCTTGTTCTAATGGAAAATCAAAACCAACATTCTTTCCACCTTTTGATAAAGTAAATACTAATTCTTTATAATCTCTGCCGCCAGGAAGAGTATATTGTCCAAATTTTGTTTTGGAGCCGCCACCGTCTATACTTTGAATAAAATCAAAATCAATATTGAATTTTTCTAAATTTTCATTTGAAGCTCTAATTACATATTCATTATAAATTTTATCAACAAAATCATCTGACATTTTCAAAGTTGTGTACTCATTTATTCCAACATTTTGAGATTTTAAATAATTTTTGAAACCTATAAATTCTTCTTCTGAAAAAATTATTCTTGAAAAATCAGCATCATCATAATATTCAAAATTTCTATTTGGATTTATAGCATCTGTACTTCGTGCCTCATCGTAATAATTTTTGATAATATCATCGTCTAATATTTGTCCATTTTTTCTTAAAGAGTCTATTCGATAAACATTTTTAAAATTTTTTCTAAAATAACCTAAACTTTCTACTTCGCCTGTTTCGTAAATACTATCCCACAAGCCTGCTTTATCCATAAATTCATTAACACCAATTTTAACAGGATACTCTGCACTATTTCTTAGAGATCCTTTTTTTGTAAATGGAATAGTATCGTAACGAACATCAAGATTATTTTGCAGAGCTTCTTTTATATTCATGTATTCATAAACAGCAGAACTTGAATAATCTGTATGAGGCTCTAATAATTTTTCTAATTCATCAACAGTTTTACTTTCTTCTCCTGTTGCTTTTTTTGGAAATTGAACTTCATTTACATCAAGTCTGTTTGCTTGAATAAAATCAGAAACTTCTTGTTTTGTTACTGATGGTTTTCCTTTTAAGAAATCATCAAGTCCAATCCATTTCATTTCTTGTTGTGTAACACCTGGAATATTTTTTATTGTTCCTAAAATTTGATCGCCTGGAGCTTTGTTTGGAATTTTCTCAATTGCATCCACAACAGCTGATTTAAACACAGGAGCTAATTCAGTTGCTCCTTTTTTAACCAGCGGATTAGCCATCGCCTCTCCGCTAAATTCCTTTTTTATTGCACCGCCAATCTCAGTTAATTTATTTCCAAATTGATCGATGCCACTTCTTACATTATCAAGAATTGTTGGCTCTTGATTTTCTATTGTTTCATCTTTTGGATTTAAAAGCGTTTTATCTACAATTTCTCCAGTAGCAGTTCCACCTCCAACTCCAACGGCTGCTCCAGGTGTTGCTTCATTAAAAGCAGGAATATATTTTTTTAAAAATTTTGCACCTTCAAAAATTTGCGGAATATATTTTGCTAAAAAACTATTTTCAAAAAGAGTAAGTGTCCTATCAAATAATTCATTATTTGGAGTATCAGGTATAATTTCTAAATATTTTTTAATACTATCTATTTCTTGTGTAAATAAATTAAGAGTAAAACTTGCTTCTTTTGGATCAAAAGAAACTGCAGTACCTATGCCTGCTGAGAGAACAATTGCTGGAACATCTGGCACTCCTACTTTTTTTAAACCTTGATAAGTAGTTACTACATAAGGATAACTTTGTGCAGCCCAGCCTGCAAATTCTGCAATTGAATTTGGATCTCTTCCTTTTACTGCATTTGTACTATCTTTATAAATTCGTCTATATTGATTAACGGTATTATCAATTGACTTGCTCCACTCAATTGAGTTTTGCATTATTTTATCTTCATTAATTGGTGAGCCTATTAATTTATTAATAAACGGTACTAAATTAACTCCAAACTTAGATGTGCTTAAAACTCCTTCAACTGTTTTTGCAACTACTTCATCTGGAATATCAGACATAAAATTAACAAAACCTTGTGCAAAATTTTTAGCACTATACTCAGTATTTTTTTTATCTAACTCAGGATTATCACTTTTATATTGTATTCTTTCTGAAAGAGGATTTTTTTGAACACCTAAATATTCAGCAGGATCAGTATTATTTTCTATTAAAAATTTATAAGTATTATCTAAATATAAATTTCTTGAATTTAATAATGGACTGTAAAAATCATTTACAAGATTAAATGATTTATTTTCATTACTATCAGTCAAATTTTCTTGGCTATTATTTTCGATCATGGTTTTATTGGTGCGTTAGTTCCTGGTTGTCTATTAATAGTTCCTTGTTGTGATGTATTTAAAGTTTGATCTGGAAGATTTAATTTTTCTCTAAGATCATAAACTTGATCGATAACATCTATTCTTGATAAATCTTCTTTGAATTGAGTTATATTAATTTTATTTTCTTTATATTTTTGTAATAGTTCAATTCGAACATCTTTTAATTCTTGTTTTTTATCTTTAGAAAAAAGTGTTGGACTTATTTTTACGTTCTCAGGTGCTCGTAATAATTTTAAATTTGGAATATGTTTAGTGTCAATTGTTTCTAAAGTTTTTAAATAAGATTTTTCTGGCGTTAATCCTTGTGATAAATATTCATTATAAGTTTGTGTTGCGTTAAAAGCATTAAGGTTTTGTCTAATTTCAGCATCACCAACTTTCATTGAAATAAAGTTTTTTATTTCACCGTTTTGAATTTTTAATAAATTTCTATAGTAACCATCTTGTTGGTAGCCTTCTCTTTTTTCTTTATGACTTTCAAAAATTTTATTAAACTTTTCTACATCTTGAATATTTAACTTTTTTATAATGTTTGGATTTAGATTTACAGTTGATCTAATTAAATCAATTTCATTAACATTTTTTGCAACTGAAATTTGAGCGCTTATTAAATCAAGAATGTCGTTGTCTGATAATTTTTGTGTACCTTTATAAACATCTAACAGAGTATCAAATTGAGCAGAGTTTATATTATTATTTTTGGCTAGATCATTTATGTAATCTAAAGATGGTAAATCTCTTACAAATTTTTCATTTGAGTTATCTAAATTAAAATTATTAATTCTTACTGCTAATTCAGCGAATGTTGAAATTTGTTGCGAAAGATCTATAGCATCACGGTTTTTTGCTAAACGCAATTCATCCTCTTTTTTACTTACAAACGCTTGTCTTGCATCGTTAAGATATATATCTGCTTTTTGTTTTCCAAATAAAGATATTATTTGTTCTTTATTATTTAATACGTCTAATGGATTATTTTTGGTGTCATAAATTAATTTAAACTCTAACGCTTGGTTTTCTTTAGCAAGTCTTAATTTATTAAGTTCATCTGGACCATAAGTTTTTAAATTTACAGGATTTTTAAAAAAACTATTAAACTCTGCATCTCCAACAATTCTGTCCGCAGGATTGTTTGAGGCTCTTTTTAAATTAGCATTATTTAAAATTTGCTCATTTGTAATTTGTGTTACCTCAATACTATTTTTTGAAATAGATGATGTAATACTTGGAATTAATTGTAACTGTTGTTTAGTTAGCCAATCATTATATTTATTTTTTACATTACTATTTATATCTGGATATTTATCTAAGAAATTTTTTTCTTTTATAGTATTAGTAAAATAATCAATACCTTCTTTTACATTTGTAAGTCTGGAGCTTTCTGTTGCAATTGTAGAAATATCAGGTGAAGTTTCGGTAACTATTTTAAAAAAAGTATTATTATCTTCTTTGTCTTTTTGTTCTTTAAAAATATCAGTAATAACTTTTCCAAGTTTGCCTGTTCCTGATGCCATTTCTGTTGCAAGAGAAAGAGGTAATTGCAGGTTTGTTACATTTGGTGTCGGATTGCTTTGTGGTGCAACTTCAGACTGATAAATTTTAAGTGTAGCCATAGTTAAATGCTTTTATAAATTGACATTCCAGAAGATATGTCTCCCAATAAACTTCCAACAGCTGCAACTTTTTGTGTTCTTGCTGTAAGTAAGCCTTTGTACAATTCTCCTTCACCTTGTGCTTTTAATAACAATGAACTGTTTATTTGATCTGTGTAATCCATGTTTCTATTATAAACAGACATAGCAACATCAAATGCCATGTTATTTAAACTTTTTAAATTTACTAAATATGGAGTTTGTCCTGGTCTGTATTCAGCTCCTGTTTTTAAAAGACTAACAAACAAATTAGAGCTTTGAATATTTTGCTGCTCTTTTATTCTTGGTAAAGTAACTTTATCAAATATTGCTGCGTTCTGATTTGCTTTAGCATTAGCAAGTTCTGCTTGTTGTTTGTATAATTCATTATTGTATTTACCAATTGCTTCAGCCTGTCTTGCTGCTGCTAGATTTCCTAAAAAACTCATATTTTATATATTTTAGCCATGCGGTAGTAGTTAGTTTTATCTGGACCGTATTGCACCATTAGTCCTTCTTCTTGAAGTCCAAGCCATTTTGCAAAACGTATTCCAAGTTTAAAATCTTCTTTTACTGCTGTCTGTAATCTCCAGATTTTATTATTAATACAAAGCATATCCATTCTATGTTTAACAAGAACGGCAGCTTTAATTTTATGTTTAAATATTTCTTTACTTGATAGTACCCAGCCTTCAGCACAACCTTGCCAGAGTGGATAAATTCCACCTGATACAATTGGCTGCTCATCAGCTAGTAAAGTAAATGAAAGTCCTGGTGCAGCAATATCAATTCTATTTTCGTAATTAGCTGCATCTTGATCCATTAACGGATCATTCATTCCATAATTTATAATTTCCGTTCCATGTGTAGAACGATACGGAATAACTTTATAATTAACCATCCGATGTAACAACGGTTGGATAAATTGCAAGAACCGAACAAGGTAATGCTTGTTCTTGTTTTACAAAAATAAATCCATCGGTATTGTAATCATCTCTAAATTCTATTTCTTTATCACCTGCTAAAAAAGTTGAAACAGGAGTGTCCATTGGATCCGATGAACTTCTAAAAGGTATAGTTTCCAAATTATCTAAATCTGGTCCAACTTTAACTCCAACGGTTTCAAATAATCTAAGAACAACTTTTGAAATTCTTTTTGTTTTTCCTTGTGAAGTTCCTTCTTCAGCTCCACCTTCAATTCGCATGGTCTGAAGTACACTTGAATAATTTAAACCAACAACTGCTTTATTAACATATCGATCTAAAGTTATTGCGCCTGATGAAACAGTTTTATTAGCGTGTGTTGATCCATCCGCTAGGATGCCAACTGATTGAGCTTCAAGATGTGATAATCCTGATAATGAATTTACAACTTGTTTTACAGTTGCGCCTGTTGTGTGTGATGCTGCAGCGGTGCTATTAAATCCTCTAGTGCAGCCTGTTAAAGTATTAGTGGATTTGCCTGTGTAAGAAATTCGTTCATTATCAATTAAAATTGTGCCTGTTGATGTAAATGAACTAGCATCCGTTAATACAATAGAAGTTGCTGAATTATTAATTGTACCGTTTAAAGTTGTAGATGGTCCTGAGTAAGTTAAAAAACTATCTAAGAATTTAAAATCATTTGAATTTGTTTCATCAAAATCAAAATCAGAAAAACATTCTATATATCTTTTAGTAGATCCATTAATGGTTCGTTTTACAATTACCCATAATTCGTCCTCATCTAAAGTTCCTGAAATTGATGCAATACTTTCAACAATACCAAATTGGCTCGTTCCAAAAGAACCACCTAATTTGTGTTTATGCCAAGCAACTACATTTTCAGATCTTTGGTAAGTAAGACCAATTAAAATTCCATCATCTCGAACAGCCCACAAAATACTTGAAGGCTCTTGCTGATAACAAAATTCATTTATTCCACTATCAGTTACAGCATCATTTAAAATACAAAGATCAGGTGCTACATAACCATCAGAGTCAAAATTGTACGCTAACTCTCTAAATTTTCTTTTTGCTTTTTGTAAAAAGATAACTGCATTACCAACAGGTAAAGCATCGACATCAGCAGTTCCAAATGAACTTTGTTTTTTAATTGTTAAGTTTGTAGGTGTAACTGCAGCGTCTGTTCCATCTGCTGTTACTGTAAATTCTCCGCCTGTGGTTCCTATAATTAATGTTCGTTGTGCTTTTAAATATCGAATTCTATTTACCTGATTAGAAGCGATTGTATAAATCATCGCATCATCAGCTAAAGTTCCTGTTGCAAAATTTTCGTAATCTCCAGATTTTGAAAAATAAATTGTTTGTGGCTCTGTATTTGTGCCAGCAAAAACTAATCGTTGTTCAAAAAAAGATACACAAGCAGGATGACCTGAGAAATCAGAGAATGCTCCAAGTCTCCATTTTGTTGTTGCAATATTTTCTGAACTATAAACAAAAATTCCAGTTCTATGTGTTGCAGCTACCGTTGAGCTAGTTCCTCTAGTGCAACCTGTAAAACTTCTTGTTGTTGTATCTTTGCCTGTGTAAGTAATTAATTCATCATTTATTCTGATTGTGCCTGTTGTTGCATAATCATCAATCTTATCTACTTGGATAGTTGTATCAGATGCTGAAATTTCTTTTGAAAGTTTAGATGGATTTACTTTTGGCGCTAATGTTTCAAGTATGTCAGCGGTGACAACTGTTGTTGAAGTTCGTGCAGTTATTTCTGCATAACCTAATCCATAACCAATACTAACTAATCTACCAACATCGGTTGTTTGAAAACCTGTATTATTATTAATTCCTGTTACAGCTGATGCGGTAATCGTAATTCCATTACCTGAAATTGCACTTGCACTTAAAGTAGTTGTTTCAGTATTTTCATCTAAAAATGGACCATAAGTAAAAAGTAATTCTTCTAAAGTCCAATTGGTATGACCTGTTCTTGATAATTTACGAACAGCATGATTTGGATGACAAATGTATAAAACGTCTGCTGATTGAGCAAATTTAATCTCAAATAATTCAGCCGTTAAATAAGGTGATGCAATTTCATAAGGAGATCCACCTGATAAAATTTGACCTTTGTCTTTATAAAAACGAATGTACTGATTGCCAAATTCTAAAATGTAAGTTTGTGTTGTTGAAAACTCAAACGGTATTAATCTTGTTTTATTAGCAGAAGTTTTAACTTCATTAATAAATTGTGTACCTACTCTTCTAGTCGCTGCTCCTTGTGGATGAACTAAAAAGTTTTCTAAAGTTTTGCAGCCTGTTCGATATTTATCAAAATCAGTTCTGCCATCTAGTTTAGAGCCAAGCTCACCAGATACAAAAGAAGTAAGCGCTAATGTTGTACGAGGCATTTATAACCTCGCATCTGTGAATTCATTACTTTCAAGTGAACTAATGCTATTTTCTGTTGCATCAATAAATCTTGCTTCTCTTAATCTTTCATCTGCTTGCTCTTGATAATATTTTGCAAGCGTTGCATTGTTGGTAATACCGTAAGCAATATCGGCTGCAAGCTGTGCGGCAAGAGCCTCTTGTAAATAAGTGTCATACTGATTTGGATCGGTAATTAAAGCAACATAGAGAATATAAACTGTTGCTTCATCAGTTACTAATTTTCTACCTTCAATATTATATTTAATATCAGCTTCAATACTATCGAGTGCGCCTGTATGTAATTTTAAAACTCTTAAACAATCTGAAGGCAAAGTATAAGCATAAGCATATTCAACAACAGGAGCTGTTGTGTCTTGTGCAAGCTGAACTCTTTTTAATAAACAGTTCCAAGGATGTGATCTAAATATTCTATTTCTTATTGGCTCATATCTTTGATTACAAATTCTTGCATTCTTACTATCATCGGTAAGAGCTGTTATTGTAGATGCGCCAAGTAAATTTAATGCTGAGTTAACTATTTCTACTACACTTGCCATAATTTTTTTTCCTTACAATAATTTTTAATAGTTGTTCCTGGTTTAATAATTTCTAAATTAATTCTTTGTGCTGCTTGTTTGCAGTCTTGTAAATTTTTAAATTGTGTTGAATGATTTACATTCACACATTCTGTTAATAATGGTGAACAGATTACGCTCACCAGCGTATAAAATTGAAACATAATTTTGTGATTGTCGGAGGAGGCAATTACGCCTCCCCCAAAAAGACTATGGATTAGTCAACAACGTATCGTACTGTTAAGTAGATCGTTCCATTTGCCGCTCCGCCAGCAAGTGTTGCTGTGATTGGCATTCCGTCTTTGTTTGCATCTACAACCGAACCAGAACCTAGAGCAATTGTTGCTGCTATGTCTGTTCTTGCTGCTGATGATGTTGAAGTTGCTGCTAAAAAATTAGCTGCTGAAGCAGATACTGCTGTTCCAGCTGCGTTAGTGTGAGCCGCATATCCAACGGATAATGTAGTTGAAGCTCCTAAAGCATCATTTGCTAAATAACCGTCAATAATTCTTGCACCGTTTGGTAGGTTGAAGAATTGTATAACGTCACCAATTTGGAGTGAGCTTGCTTCGTATTCTGCAAAAGCAATTCTTACTTTTCCGCCTTGTTCATTAGTTTTGATGTTTTCTGAAGGAACATTCTGACTCCATTTAGTTTTTTGAACTGAATATACTGTTGCCATATTTTATTCCTCCTATGCTTCGTAACATTCGATTGATACAACTTTAGCTTCTTCCATTCTGGTTGCGCCAATAGACTGACATACATAAACTTGTGTTGAGTAACCACGATCTGATCGCTCATCAATTCTAGTCATAATGTCTTGACCTACTGCCATAAGAATTGCGTCTTGTGTGTACACAATTGCTTTTCTTAAATTGCCAGATTTAGAAAGTCTGTTCGACATAATAAAGTTGAAACCCATGAATGTATTT